GGGTGGTGTATATCCATTTGGATAAAGTTTTTCGAATATCTTATCCGGTAGCGCATGTTTTCGACCGTAGAAATCTCTACAAAACCCGTATCTACGTCCTTTCATCGTTTCACACGTACAGAAACACTTTTGTATGATAGTATGTCCATCTATACGAAACCAGATATGGTTCGATCCATGGTCTCTTTGGAGATTTTCACAATATTTAGATGTCGTTGATATGAGGTATGAATTTTTATTACTGAATATTTTCGTGACAAGCGCACGCCCCTGGCCATCCATATTTTTCTGAATAAACGTTTCAATGTCCCTGGTAACTGCTTCATTTTGAAAAATGTTCTTCGTCTCACTCGGTGTAAACGATCCTTCGTCTCGTGTAGAACCTTCAACGACGACTACGTCTGTGCGTTCCGTTCGCAGTGTTGCCATTCGCATAATTTCTGCGTTTGGTTCTTGGTCATAAATATGCGAAAGTTTACCATTTTCGTGATTATAATTTAGTACTGGTATATACGCTCCTTGATATTCACCCTTCACGTATTTATGCGCCCATGGCATTCTAAAACCACTCCCCTTCACGTTTCGTTTTCCACCACCGTACACGGCAGTATCGACGATTTCGTCCCACGGTTTTCCCGGGAACATCAATGACAATGACGATACTATATGAGAATGTAAGGCCATGGCAGACCCGTGATCAACCACGAACCCCGGCCAGTTCATGTGAATTCCGTACTTGATCATGTCACCGTGCGGTTTTGGCTCTGCGACAGAAACAAGAACATCTTTCCCCCCGAAATGCGTTACACGATCGCATATTGTTTGTGTATACTCCTTCAATCTATCGAATGGAATATCTTCGACATCCTTGTAATCCAAATCGACAAAAAAATTGTACGTATCTGACTTTTGTTCGACGACACACACCTTCTCACCAGATTTTACAGCCTTGACATATTCGTCATAAAATTCGTTCAATCTATCATAAGGAACAGATAGACGGCCACCGTCCATGAGCACATGTGATAGATTGGAGCTATTCGAAAACCCTTGTTTCCTGCACCATGATCTAAACATACTTATTCGTATATCGTGTTATTTTTTTAATAGTCTTCTTCATGCCAAATTGAGGTCCTGCATGACACGTCCCTAAACTCTTCTTCACTATTCGATAACTCTTTTTTAAGAACTAAAAGTTCATATACAGTTTTAAGCTTTACATCTTCGATGTATGTATCTGCTCGCGTTTCGCTGTAAGACTTATGATCCATTAGAATATCCTTTATCTGTCGGAGAATGTAGTTCTTGGACTTCATTATTTTATAGAAAATGTTTTTCTATTGAGAGAAGTGATGCACGCGTAAAATTCTGGATTCTCAACGACGTTATGTATGATTCGTTCCCATCGTTTTCGAGAATTAAATTCTGGTAACGTATCGAAACTCATAAAATCATTTTCATCGTATGTACGTTTCACGTGAATTTTTTTCGTATACATTTTGTATTTCTCATCGTTAAATCTTCTCACAAGTTCATGTTGTTCATTACTCGAATAATTTACGAAAAATATAAACACAGTGTACTCGAGTTCTATAGTAGGACTTTCCTTCACGTTAAATGTAAAACTTGTATACTCTCCATTTTTAAGTGAAACAACGCCTCGTGTTTCTTCTTCCAATTCCCTCAACGCTGTACGTATAGGTGTAAATATTTCCCTTCTTCTACACCCCCCTGTCACAAAAATCCACTCTTTAAAACGTTTATCTCGCACGGTAAGAAACCGTGGAGTATCACCAACAAAGGTGACTGGTATCGCTATGGCCTTATGTTTTTTCATTGCTCATTAGCTTCTATAATCCCCTGATAAGTTTATTCCGAAGAAATGCTCACAGGAGATTTACCTCGTGTAGTACGTTTGGGTTTGACGGGCTCTTGTACCGCAACGGGCTCGGGCTCGGGCTCAGGCTCGGGCTCGGGCTCGGGCTCGGACATTTCTTCCGATACAGGTGCATATACCATCTGAGGCATTTGGACCTCTTGTGCCTCTTCCTGAACCCGGTCGAGGAAAGTCTTAATTTTTGTAATATCGTCTTTAGATTGACGCAATTCGTTATACATGTAAAGAGAAGCCGCGACACAAACGACGACTGCAGCCAAAATAGCGGTTTCGCGATCAAAAGAAAACATTGTGGTTTACTTACACGTTTTGTTTTTAAGTAGATACAATTACACCCATTTTAGATCTTTCACCTTCTGGGCACTGATACCCTGGTTGTGCAAATTGTATTTCCTGGTAGTGACCATCCTTGCATTCTGCGTTCTGGATAGGAATATATTTATTGAGCGTTCCGGATTTAGGATCGTAGGTGATCATAAAAACGAAAAAGAGGAGAAAGAGAAGTCCCCACATTTGTTATTATAAGGGATTTAATTAGCGTACATAAGACCAGCCATACCATTCTCGATACGGAGGATGTTGTAGTTGACACCATACATGTCAGTGTCGAACGAACCGGCATCAGTTACGAGACGAGCCGAGTCAACACGACTGAAGTTGAGTGTACCGGTGGGCTGAAGCTTGCAGGTGTCAAGACAGAACGGGTACATGAAATGGTTCGCGGCGCTGCTATCCATAGTCGTGAACGGCGTGTGGTAGTACAGTGAGGCGGACGTGTAGTGAGGCCGCGCCTTCTTCGCATCACCAACATCCGTGCCGTTGATCTGGAGCTTTACACCACCACCGGCTACACCTACACCACCAGTCTTGTATGTGGCGATGAACTTAATAGGATGATTGTAGTTGAGCTCTTGCATCAAACCACCGGAGGCAATCGACTGCTGCGTCTGTGTGATCAGCATGTTCTGGGGAGCCGACGAAAGCGCTGTGCGCTCATCGGTATCCAGGTAAACAAACTGCGCGTGGACCTCGTAATCGGTCACGGGGAGCGTACCCCACGAAATACGGATCTCGACATCATGGTACTGAAGCGCCACGAGAGGAAGTGCCGACTGAGCATTCTCGCAGAACGAGAAGCGCAGGGGGTAGAAACCAGCATCATCAGCTCCGGCGGCCGAGAGAGACTTGGAGTACGACTGACAAAGTGTCACGGGAGCGATTTCCTGAGAGAACTCAGATGTTTGTGTGTCGATGACCTGACCACCGATCAGTAGCTCAACCTTCTTAATCTCACCCTTCCAGTTGGCCCGTGTCAACTCATTACGGGGGGCCCGGTTAGAGATGTACACGTAACCGAGCATGTCACCCTTGCGCTCGAAACGCACAGTGGACATACCATTCGTAGAGGGGTTACCCTGGATAACCTGCTTTTCGACAGTTTGGGCAAAGTTTGTGTGACGCTTGTACGTCGAACGGAAAAAGGATACTTCGGGATTACCAACGATGTGGGCATCCTGAGCACCCACGGCAACGAGTTGGGCGATACCACCAGACATTTATATTATACTATGTTTTTATTTTTAAGTATCAGAATAGGGGCGTTCCGGGATTGATCGACTCGGTCAGAAGTAGCGATAGAATTCCGATCATAGCGAGACGTCCGTTGAGCAGCTCGGTCTCAGGCTTCCAGGGACCCTGAACATACCCCTCATCACCGGGGTTCACGGCAGTGCCGAGAAAAGTGAGCGCGGTCACGGCGACGGTGAGACCGATGTGTTCCTGGAACTGTGTACTGAGGGAATGTCCTGTCACGAGTTCATCGATGAGCGCGGACGTAAACCCGATCATGGCCGCGCGACCGTTCACGCGCTCCGCCATGGAGAGGTAATCATTTGGACGATCAATCTTTGTGAGAGGTGTTCCTCTGGACGCACGGGTCTTGGTGGACCTGGTCCTGGACCGAGGCGCGGGCTTTACGGTAACGATAGGCTTGAGGGCAGCAATGCAGGACATTGTACTTTCTATACGTGGCAAATCTTTATGTTCAACGCGCCTCTAGTTTTTGTACACGTGTAATCAGAGATAAGACGAGTGCTTCAAGGTTCTTTGTTTTTACTTTTTCAGATGTGACTTTTCCGTGAAGTTCTTGAAACGATTTGATTAGATATGGAATCAAACCAAAATAATTTACCTGTGCAGCCACTGGTCCCCAGTCAGAATAATCCGGGTCCTGTTGTATGTCCTCATTTACTTCTCTGGTTTCGTTAGGTGTTTTATATGGATAAACCATGTGTCTTAATTCTGGAGCATCATACCATATATCTTGGGCAATTAAGCCACTTTCTCGAGTCGGTTTATTTTTTGTATCATGAACATCTTCTATAAATTCAAACTTATCGTAAATTTGAGGCTTTAATTTAATTATGGTTTCAGTTGCATTCGATATCATCGTTTCGTTTACTTTTAGTCTATCATCGGATGTTGGAGCCGAAGAATAATCGCTAAGAATATATGCAAGATTCCCAGATGGAATTTCACTGAAAGATGTATCCCCAGGTTTTTTCCACAAAGCGAAAAATGCCTCACCACCACCGTTTTCTTCAAACCGCGCCTTCACTTTATACCACTGACCCCCCTTCAGATATATTGTCCTTTGATTTCCACCGGGAATGTTAATATTACTACTATTATGACCATGTCCAGAGTACCAATCGGCAACTCTATACCCCGCAACAAATAAATCACTCGCATCGTCCGAATTAACACCGAATGTGTACACCCCAGTTGACGTTGCCTGTATTATACCTATCCACATCCTACCTATGTTTTCGGCTGCCGTGCCGTAAGGGTATCTCATTTGTGTATTTGTTGTTATTGAACTAGAATGTCTTTGACCAAATTCTGAGTTCATCGAAGATTCATCAGTTGGCGCAGTAGATGGCATACCACTGTATCTATATTCAATAATATGTCCTATTTTGGCACCATGTAAGTTTATTTCAGGGATTGCTATATAATCTGCTAAGATACCACCACTTACTTCAAGTTTATGATTCGGATCAGTCACACCGATACCGACGTTACCGCCATCTATTACCATCATCTGATTTCCAGCATAATCATTAAACAAAAAATCAGCAATTCCGGGTGATGATACCGCACTTCTAAATAACATACCCCAGTTTGAATCTGTGTAAATACAACCAGGTGTATACAGATTGTTCGATGTACCGAGTATGAAACCATCGGATTTAGTCGGTCCGCCAACAACATCCAACTTTTGACTAGGACTTGTCGTCCCGATCCCGACGTTGCCCGCTTCTGTTAAGACAAGGTTTCCACCACCAGATCTCAACGCTACACCATTGTATCCAGATAATATGGGAATATCTGCCGAATATCTGAAGGATTGGTTATTCCAGGCAAGATTATCAAATCCGAGACCACGCCACGGACTACCGGTGTTGTCGTCTGGAGATCCGACACCCGAATTATCACCGATATTCGCCACCCAGATACGCTTACTGTATATACCTTCGTATTGCCCACTACCTCTCACGTCTAATGTACAAGACGGATTCAACGTCCCGATGCCGACGTTGCCACCCTTAGGATTTAAGCATAGTTCAAATGCATCTGCATCTGCTATACTTGGATTGGTACCAGCTGGGGGATTAGTTGATTCATTTCTATAAGCCTGTATATTGAAACGCTGACCACTGCCACTACCTTGAACCCACATTGCACCCAAACCAGCGTTAAAGTCACCACCGCGAATTGTTAAACCACCATCCGGGGTTTGTGAACTACACACTATCTGCATACGTCCGTGACTTGGACTCGTCGTCCCGATGCCGACATTTCCAGTATAATCTATACACATTCGGCTATCCGTTTTTGATGCGTTAGTGTTATTTTGAGCATCTGGTCCTACACAAAAATGTAGAGCGTTTCTTCCGTATTGTCCGGCACCTCCATGTGAGGTAGATGGTGTCGAAACGATAGCACATTTGGATTGGTTCAGAGAACCATTGACTTCTCTACCCCCAATGTAAAGGGTCCGATCATTGGTATTATGTGTATCAGCGCTATTAGAATGAATTATCGCTGAATCTCCCATTACCACAAATTTCTGTGAAGGACTCGTCGTCCCGATGCCGACATTACCCGTAGACCTATAAATATCACTTCCACTTAACGTGAAATAGTTCGTTCCGTCAGCTCCGTCAGCCCCCCTCGGAACTGTAAAATCGAAAACCGCGGCAGAAGAAGACCCGCTATTCGTTACAGATCCATTCGTACCAGCCGCTCCGGTTGTCGTTGTACCTATCGCGACCGTTCCAGCGGGACCCTGAACACCCTGGGCACCTCTCGGAATGGTAAACTCGAGATTCGCAGCTGTCGAAGTTCCCGTATTCGTGACACTCGCAGATGACCCCGCGGCTCCGGTTGTCGTTGTACCTATCGCGACCGTTCCAGCGGGACCGGTGTCACCTTGAACACCTTGAACACCCTGAACACCTTGAATACCCTGGTCACCTTTTGGAATGGTAAACTCGAGGTTCGCAGCCGTTGAAGTTCCAGTATTCGTAACACTCGCAGATGACCCGGCGGCCCCGGTTGTCGTTGTACCTATCGCGACCGTTCCGGCGGGACCTGTAGCACCCGTATCACCCCTTGGAATAGTGAAATCAAACGACGCAGCCGATGAAGACCCCGTATTCGTAACACTCGCATTCGTTCCAGGGACACCGGTTGTCGTGGTGCCGACAGTGACCGTCGCAGCTGTTCCCGTTTCACCTTGAATACCCTGAATACCTTGAATACCCTGATCACCCTTCGGAACTGTAAAATCGAAAACCGCAGTGGAAGTCGTACCCGAATTTGTCACCGAAGCGTCCGATCCTGCGGCCCCGGTTGTCGTGGTGCCGACCGCAACAGTCGCAGCTGCACCCGTTGCACCGACATCACCCCGTGGAATCACGAATTTAAACTCTGCGGCCGTGGGTGTTCCCTCATTCGTGACACTCGCGTCCGTACCGGGTAGACCCGTATCCGTGCTGTGGACAGCGAGTGACCCGACGGGAGCGTTCACCAAAAGTGACCCGTCTCCTTCGAACGACGCAGCCTTGATGCGTCCGGCTGTTTCGTTTATTTCAATTTGAGAACCTACACGTAAATCGGTATTCACGTACGCGTTACTGTTTACGTGTAACCCCGCGTGTGGGTCGTTCGTGACAAGACCGACCCGGTTATTCGTCGTATCGACAAACAAGTGTGATGACCCGACGAGTAAATTACTCGTGACATCAACCTGGCCTGTCAAGATATGCTGGTTCATCTATAATTAGTAAACATCTTTTACGAGTGGGATACACTCGTAAAAGATGGGGGTCTCTCTCAACCGGGATCGAACCGATGACCTCGCGATTAACAGTCGCACGCTCTAACCAACTGAGCTATGAGAGACGGGGAAGGCTCCTTCCCATCTTATACTGGTGACTGTTCTTTAAGCCCATTTAATCGTTTCATAGTGATGAGAGATATGGAAAAAAGACCAGCTGATGTGTTTGCGACGATCATGGGAATGACCGTATAATAAATCGAGTATACGAGACCGAGAACACTCGCGACGATGTTTATACACAGGAATGCGTAATTAAGTGCGTCTGTATCCTTTGTCCTGTATACGTGAACGATTTGGGGTACGAACATGATCGTGATTAAAATGGAACTCACGAGACCTATACCCTCGACGAAACTATCCATACTTATGGAAGGAGTGTTTCATTTCTCTAAGTTTCTACCTTTTGAATACGTCGTTTCATGTCGATGATATCGAGCTCGAATTTTGTCGATTTACGCTCGAGCGCTGTTACTTTTGACCGTAATTGACTGTTTTCAGTCATTAACGTAGCCACGAAATGTGGGGTCTGGATCCCCTCCGTTTTACCCGTAGGCGTTTCCGGTTTTTCCGGCCAAACGGGATTTTCCGGATCTTCTGTGAGTGAAGGGAGGTCACGTAAAGCTTTACGGTACGCGAGCCATTCTTTATAGAGTGTATCCTCAATCTGGTAATCCGAAGAGAAAATCCAATCCACCTCGGCGAGGCGTCTGTTGCGTTCTTGGCGGAGAATCTTCCACGTTTGATCTATTGTAAGGTCTATAAGTGCAAATTCTGCCATCTATGTTAAACGGATATTTTAATGTAACAATTTTCCGTAAAAGGATGAGTAAACGTAATACATGTATACATCAGTGTTAGCTGTATTTTGGCTAATACGAACCGCTACCGTAGTACCGGCGGGCCAATATCCTACAATTTTACCAATAAGGTTGGATTCTTGAGATCCACCCCCCTGACCAGTAAAATACACAAACGTCCGACGATCATATGTAGCTCCATTTATGTACCATGTTCCCATCACGTAGTGGGAACCTGCATCTAGGTTTCTTGCCAATAAACAATAATCAAATTCCCAATATCCCGAACACGGTATGGTATATGTCTTAGTACTCGTATCAAATCCACCACCCAGATCAAATTCTAAACGACTGAAATCTGCTATTATAGACGTCGTTGGATGGTCATTCTGAAGATTTACTGTTGTGGGTCCAGTGGCCCAAAACATATAGTTTTTATTGGTCATTATACCATCAGAATTGATGTTCCCCCTCACATCCAACTGCGCTTCAGGGACTTTCCCGATCCCGACGGCCGTGTCGCTGATGACCATGGACCGCCCGGTTCGGCCCAAGTTGTAGAGTTTCTTGACCTCCGAAGGTTCGAGGGCGACGTCATACATTTTTAAATTAGAAATATAGACGGGTGCAGAGCTTGTAGTGTTCGCATCATCTGATTTTATTTCAAATAAAGCATTATTGGGTAATGCTGATGTATCTTGTGGGGCTGGGTCCGCTTTGAATGTCAATTCTTGACCATCCACGTAGCATTTACTTGTTGCTCGTGAGCCAGCGTGTGTCACTGTCATCATAAACCATTTACCGTTACTAATATCCGAAGGTGGATTCCACTCTCGACGACCACCGTTAAAAGCTAATCTAAAATCCAAACTGTGACGATATTCGAACGCACGCTGAGTTCCAGCTGCACCACTTGGGTTAAACCCAATTTGAATGTCAGAATCACCAGTTACTTTCGCCCATAAGGTTATGGTATATGGAGCACCCGATGCCGTATTATGACCCGAAACATTCCCATTTATTATATCTGTACTCGCATCAAAAACAAACGCCTTATCCGCTGCCGAATACGTCGCTCCAACTAGGGTCCCATGATTCCCCTGCCCCGAGATATCTGTGGGTGAGGAATTGACGGTGGTATCGAAATCCAGCACCAACTTCTCCGGCCTAGGGGTTTCCGTATCCACGTCGTACCGCGAAATGCGGGGCACATCGAGGGACCTGGTGAGGCTCAACGAACCCTTATCGAGGGTCGTGGGTCCGGGGGTGCCGAAATAGCGGAGTTCAGTTAAATTGATATTATGATATGTACTACCATTTGGAGCTAAGGCCGTGGTTACAAG